TGCTTTATTAAAAGAACAAAAAGATTTAGATGATGAAATAGCTAAAAAAAAGCAAACAAGATTAGAATTAGAACAAGAGGCAGCAGAATTAGGCTTAGAATTTGAAAAAAATATTAGTGATGAAAGACTTGCTATTTTAGTAGATGAAGCACAAAAAGAATTAAAAATTACGGAGGCAAAAATTGCAGCAGATAAAGCACTAAGAGTAGGTGCAGCTAAAGACATTCTAAATTCAGTGGCACAGTTAGCAGGTGAAGGAACAAAAGCAGCAAAAGCTGCAGCCTTAGCAGGTATACTTATAGATACTGCTAGAGGTGTATCAGGTGCAATTGCTGCAGGTGCAGGTTTAATATTTCCTGCTAACTTAGGTGCAATAGCAACAGGTGTAGCATCTGTTTTAGCAGGAATAGCAAATGCAAAAGCAGTTTTATCTAAAGTTGGAGGTGGTGGTTCAGGTCCTGATACTGATGTAGATGTGTCAACAGGTGATACATCAATTGCACAAGGTTTAGGTCCACAAAATATTAATATGGAGGCAATAGAGCAACCTGCATTAGGCACAGGGCAACCGACACAAGCATTTGTTGTAGAAAACGATATAAGCAACGCACAGGCACTACAACAAGAACTTGATTTACAAAGTACATTATAAACAAATACAACAACTTTATATTTATTATTGTTATGGCTAAAAAGAAAAAACTAATAGAACTAATTATAGATGAAACTGCAGACCACTTTGGCGTTGATGCTATAAGTGTTGTAAAATTTCCTGCAATAGAAGAAAACTTTGTTTTTTTTAACAATGACTTTTTAAGTTTAGCAAAAGCAGACGAAGAAAAAAAGCAACTTGTAGGTGCAATACTTATACCTGACAAAAAAATCCCTAGATTAGACAAGGAAACAAACGAGGAGTATGACGTGTTTTTTACTAAAGACACTATAAAACAAGCACAGAAGCTATTTATGGCAAGTCTAAACAACAATAATCATACTTTTGAACACCAAGAGCCAATAAAAGGCTTGACTGTCGTAGAATCGTGGATTAAGGAAGATAAAAAATATGACAAGTCTAATATGTATGGGTTTAACCTGCCTGTCGGCACTTGGTTTGTGCAGGTTAGTGCAGAAAACAATCCTGATATTTGGGAAGCTATAAAAAACAAAGAAGTTAGGGGTTTCAGTATAGAAGGCTATTTCACAGATAAACTTATTCAAGCTAGTAAACCAAAAGATGTTGTATTAAATGAATGTACTGACTGTCCTGACGAGGTAACATTAGGTAAAATAAAAGACATAATATTACAAAATGAGCTTAATCCTGTTGCAGAGATGGACGGAGAGCCACTTTTTAGAACAAAAGAGGAAGCAGAAATATATGGCGAGATGTTTAAAGGTTGTTCAGGTAGTCACATACACACTTTAGATGGTGAACGACTGTATATGGCTTGTACAGACCACGCAGAGGCAACAATGAAAGAGGAGATGTACCATAAAGGTAAAAAGAAAAAAAAGCGAAAGAGAAAATACAAAATGTTAGAATACATTGCTTATGCTAAGAAAAAAGCTATGTTAAAATATAGTTGGGACGATTGTATGAGAGACCAAACTAAGCAATATGGCAACAAAGAAACTGCTGCTAAAGTCTGTGCAGCAATAAAAAATAGAACAGTAAAATACTAAAGAAATAAACGAATTAATAACCTTTATATTTATTTATGTTATGGGTACACTAGAAAAAATTTTAAATATCTTAAAAATGAAAAACGAAGTCAAATCTTATAGCGTAAAATTCTACGCTGAAATGAAACTAGAGGACGGACGTATGGTTGCTACGGAAGACGAGCAATTTATGATCGGCTCTAAAGTCTTTGCTATTTCTGACGATGGCGAAGCAACACCATTAGAGGCAGGTAGCTATACAATGGAAAACGGAAACAAATTAACTATTGGCGAAAATTCAGAAATTCTTGATATGGGCGAAGAAGCAGAAGCAGCAGATGTTGAAGAAACAGAGGCTAAAGCTGAGGAAGAAGAAATGAGTGAGGAAGTTGTAGAAGAAACAAAGGAAGAAATGTCAGAAGAAGTAGAAGAAGTACAAGAAGTTAAGGAAGAAGTAAAAGAAGATGAGCCTGTTATGATGTCATCTGACTTAATCGGTGAACTTATGACAAAAATAGAAGATTTAGAAAGTAAAATAGTTGAGTTAAGTAAAGAACCTGCTGAGGAAGGTATAAAATACAATCCTGAGGGTACTAACCTTAGTGCTACTATTGATTTAAATAAACTGTCTACAAGAGAAAGGGCAGCATATTACATTAACAATAAATAATTTAAAAAATGGCAAATAATAAATATAATTTAAGCAAAGAGTATCAGTTTGATATAACTGTTACCGACAATACCTATGCAGGTAAATTAGCGTTGCCTTATGTTACTGCTGCAGTAAAAAGTCCTGACACAGTAGCAAAGGGATATGTTAGACAAATAGACGGGTTAAACAGTAAAGCAGTTATTTCTAATTTAGGAATATCAGATCCTATTGTTGCAGCTTCTTGTTCTTTTGGTTCAGGTAATGACACATCACTTACTGAATCTGTACTTACTTTAACTGACCTTAAAGTCAACGAAGAAATTTGTAGAGGTACTGTATTTCCAACTTGGATTGGTGAAAATATGGACAGAAATGGTAACTTACCAGGCACTTTTGAAGATTTCTTATTAGGTGCAGTTGCAGGTAGAGCAGGTGAGCAAATGGAAAACTTTTTATGGAGAGGTGCAGCACCATTTGGTACAGGATTTTGTTCTAATGACGGAACATTAGACGAGGCAGGTGCAGACGCATCTATTCTTAAAGATTTCTTTGAAGTTGATTTTGCAGATGCATTAGCAGCTACAGATATTTTAACTGACTTAGCATCTATCTACAATTCAGTTGTAGCAAACAGACCAGGATTATTATCTAAGCCAGGTTTTGGATTCTATATGAATAGCAAAACTTACGGATTCTACCTACAAGCACTTGCAGCAGCAGGTTCTAATCAAGGTATTAATAATGCAGGTTCTAATCAAGCATTCCAAAATGTAACTTACTTTGGCTATCCAATTTATGTTTGTCCTGGTTTATTTGATGACGTTATCATTGCAACTTACAAAGAAAACTTAGTATTTGGTACTAACCTTGCAACTGACTACACAGAAGCAAGAGTAATTCCAACTTATCAGTATGATGGTTCAGACAACGTAAGAATTGTTATGAACTTTGCAGTTGGTGTTGGCGTTGCAGTACCAACAGATGGTGTATTTGGTTCAACTGTTTGGACTTAATAGATACTTTAAATGGGGAGTTGTAATATACTCCCCTTTTATTAACCTTTTAAAATTAATAATATGGCTTGTGATATAACACGAGGACGATTAATAGACTGCAAAGACTCAATTGGTGGGTTAAAGGCAATATACATTTCGCAAAGATTTTGTAATAACATCTCGGCAGTTGCAAATATTAATACAACTGAAATGACAGATGCAGGTTTTGCTAATTGGTCATCTGCAAATTCAGGTGTTGTGACAGTATTTAAATACGACTTAGTACCTAACTTGTCAAGTATGACTGTTAATATACAATCTGACAACGCTAACGGAACTACATTTTTTAATCAGACACTTTCTGTCACTTTACAAAAAATTGACCACGATATGACTAATGAACTTAGACTTATGGCTTTTAGTAGATCTCAAATATTTGTACAAGATGAAAATGACAATGTCTTTTTACTAGGTTTAGATGGTGGTTGCTATGTAACAGGTGGTACAGTTGTAACAGGTGCTGCAAAAGGTGACTTAACAGGTTACACTATTGAGTATGGTGCAGAAGAAAGAAACGCACTAATACAGTTACCTGCTAGTGCAGGACCTGGTACTGCAAAATTTCCTTTTGATGGCTTAGATGATGAATCTGCACTTACTATTACATCAGGAACTTAATCGTTACTCTAAATAGATAAAGAAAGGGGTTTTTTGCCCCTTTTTTTGTACACTAAAAAACAATATCTTAACTTTTATATTTATAATAAAAACACTATGGCTTGGAAACTAAAAAAAGAGTGGGTTGGTAAAAGCATTGACAGTATAAATATTCCACTTGACGACTTAACACAAAAACAAATACTAGCACTAAGAGAAAGTGTAAGAAATAAACTATTTATAAAAGAAAGTAAAAAGAAAGATGCTAAAGTTAAAAAGTAAATACGAAAGTACTGTATTTCACAGTATTAACGAACTTAGTGCAGACTTAATATATGAATTAAAAGAGAATAATCCTGAATTTATATATGAATATTTTGATGAGGTATGATACAATTTGACTTAAATACTACGTTACATAGTGCATCACTTGACATTGCAGATGCCATAAATAGCACATACAGACCTTTAGTAGAGTTCAAAAGTCAGCAGACAGGCAAATCTAAATATTTTATACCTACAATTTTTACTACAACCTTTAGCGATAGATATTGTATAATATATTGGTTTGACTCTACAAGTGAGGACTTAGATAGTGGCATAATAGATGTAGGAAATACTGATTTTCCACTTGGATTTTATGATGTAACAATATATAAAAATATTAGTGACACAAACTTAAATCCTGCAGTTGCAACACCTGTATATCACACAATACTAAATATGTTTGACTCTACAAAATCATCATCTACTTTTACACAGTACACAACTAACGACACAGACACAAATAGTGTTTATATAACATTTTAATTATGAATTTTGACTTAGTAAAATTATCACATTACAATATTCCTCACATAGTGGAGGACACACGCAACGATTGGGTAAATTTTGGCGAAAACAACCTATATCCTAACTATTTACTAGAACTATTTTTAGGTAGTGCAATAAATGGTGCGTTAATTAAGTCAATAGGTGCAATGATTTATGGCGAGGGTATAGCTGCAACTAATGTAGACGAAAACACAGACACAAAAGAATCATATTTAAGACTTACAGAACTACTACACAACTCAGATGACGATGTGTTAAAAGATTTAGCTATGGACTTAAAACTATTTGGTGGTTGTTATGTTAATGTCATTTGGTCTAGGGATCGTAGCAAGATAGCTAAGATAAAGCACGTACCTGCACAGTTCATAAGAAGTGGCAAAATGATTGACGGAGAGGTAGAAACTTATTATTACAGTGCAGATTGGTCAAAGTCAAAAAAAGCAGAATATAAACCTAGACCTTATAGAGCATTTAGCACAGAGGACAGAACACAAGCATCGCAGATATTGATGATTAGAGATAAAAACCCTGCTTTGCACTATGGCTTTGTGCCTGACTACATTGCATCTACTGACTATATACAGTTAGACTTAGAGATTGCACAGTTTCATTTATCTAATATTAGCAACGGAATGTTTCCAAGTATGGCAATAAACTTTGCAAATGGTGTGCCAACAGACGAAGAAAGGCGAACAATAGAAAGACAGATAAATCAAAAATTTGCAAGTAGTGGTAATGCAGGTAAAATACTTATAACATTTAACGATGGCAAAGAAACTGCACCTGAGATAGTGCCAATAGATAGTAATGGTGCATCAGAAAAATATCAATTTTTGTCTACTGAGGTAGTAAATAAAATATTGTCAGGACACAGAGTAACAAGTCCTATATTGTTTGGTATACGTAGTGAGGGTGGTGGCTTAGGTAACAATGCTGACGAGTTAAGAGATGCTTATAGCTTATTTAACAATACTGTCATTATACCATTTCAAAACATACTATTACAAGGACTTAATAAGATATTTAAAGTAAATGACATAAACTTAGACTTATATTTTAAAACACTAAAACCTGCCGACTTTATTAACTTAGAAGTAACAAAGACACAAAGCGAGGAAGACCAAGAAAAAGAGGGTGTAACAAAAGAAAATATAGAGCAAGAGCAATTAAAAAAAAAATTTAAAGATTTACAAGACATAGACACTAAACCAACAAAAGGTATGATAGAACAAGCTAAAATTGGTTTAGAAATGCGTAAAGAATATGGGCGTGGAGGCACTATGATTGCAGTTGCAAGAGCCAGGTCAATAGTAAACAATCAAAATCTTAGCTTAGACACAATTAAAAGAATGAACAGTTTTTTTGCAAGACACGAAGTAGATAAACAAGCAGAGGGTTTTTATCCTGGTGAAAAAGGCTACCCATCGGCAGGTGCAATCGCCTGGAAGTTGTGGGGAGGTAATCCAGGACAAAGTTGGGCAGCAAAAAAAGTTAAAGAAATAGAAAATGTAAGAGCAGATTTGTCAGATGACGACTTTGACAATGTATTTAACGCACTAAAAGGCGAAAAAATAGATTTAGACAAATGGGAAGTAGTAGACGAACAAGATTATGTAAATGATTACGAGCATTGGGCAGATAGCTTTATAGAACAAACAGACGTTAAAAAGTTTGCAGATGAGATAACAAGCAAAGAGGATAGTTTTAGCTACTTAGACAAATCTTATTATAGAGTTAGGTTTAAATACATAAAAAAAAGCAGAAAGGCTAACAAAGCAGGTAACAAGTCACGACCATTTTGTCAAAATATGATGCGACTAAGCAGAGCAGGTTTTGTATACAGAATAGAAGATATTGATGCAGCTAGTAATGCAGGTGTCAATAAGCAATTAGGACATAAGGGCAGAGCATACGACTTATTTAGATTTAAAGGTGGCGTATATTGTAGACACGCGTGGAAAGTTATTTTATATAGACTGAAAGAGGGTACAGTAAAAAAAGACGGACAAAGTTTAGACGACTACAACAAAGTAAATACAATACCTAAAAGTTATACACCAAACCCTAGAGGCATAAAAGATGCAGTAAAAGCACCTGAAAATATGCCAAATCAAGGACATTATCCAGGAGTAAAATAAAAAATTATGGCAATACAACACACATTATTTATTTCATCATCAAGACTTAAAAAAGATACTGCATTAGGCGAGTCAGTAGACGACAACCTTATAATGCCTTACATACTATTAGCACAAGATATGAACATACTACCTGTTTTAGGTACTGACTTATACGAAGCACTTAAAACAAAGATACAGGGTGGCACACTTACAGGCGATTATCAGACACTAATGGAAAAATATATACAACCTGCACTTGTGCAATTTGCATTTTCACAACTTGCACCTTATCTAAGACTTAGATTTGTAAACAACGCAGTTGTAGTAATGGGTGCAACAGAGCAGTCAAGTAGTGCAACATACGAAGATATAAAGCCACTTATGGATACTGCTACAAACGCAGCAGAATTTTATAGGCAAAGACTAATAGATTATCTACTAGACAAAGGTAGTGCAGCTTTTCCTGAGTATGCAAGTAACAACGATCCTGGTGAAATGTCACCGACAACTAGAAACTACTATGCAGGACTAAATTTAGATGTAGCACCTATTAGTAACAAGTTAAAAAGTTTTTTACAAGGTGCAAATATTACTATATATGACTGTTAAAAGAAAAACATATTCAAAAAGCTTAGAAAATTTTAAAAAGCTAAAAAATTATATAAAAAAGTTAAACAATAAAACTGATAACTATGGCAAGTCAAAGACTAACAGATAAAAGTGCAATAGATAATATAGGTTCAGGCGACCTTATGATGCTTGTAGATGTTTCTGACACTACAGGTAGTGCAGAGGGTACAAGCGTAAAAATGGATATGAAACACGTTTTGCAGACTGACAAAATAAGTATTTCTAATGCAGAGTTTTTATCTATGCGTACAGGTGCAGGTCCAAGTGATTTTAAAACTCTAGTTACTGCACCAGGTGCAGGTTTTATGATTTTACCTGTTAATATTACAATGTTAGTCACCTATGCGTCTGCAACACAAACTGCATCAGTTAATTTATATGTTGGCTATAACCCAACAACTGCCACATATTATACTGCACAGTATAGAAATTTTATGAAAAATATAACAACCAATTCAACATTTACCTTACCAATTATTGGTGCTACAGGTGGTATTCATTCTGCAAGTATTGATAATTTGCCACTTGTTATGTATTCATCAGGTAATTTTTCTGGTGGTTTTAATGCAGATGTCTATGTAACTTATAAAATACAGAAAATTTTATAAACAATGGAAAGAATAGAGTATTTAGGTTGTTTTTTTTGTGGTAATTTACTTACAGTATCTATGGTGCCAACACAAACATTGGTAGAAACAGTAATTTTAGGACTTTTAGGAGGTTTTGTTGCAATGCTTAGTAAAGACATATACGCAAGTATAAAAAGGCTCTTAAATCGTAAAAAATGAAACTAAGTAAAAACTTTACATTAGCAGAATTAACAAAAAGCAATACTGCACTAAGATTAGGTATTGACAACACACCTAATAAAGAGGGAATTTATAAGCTACGGATATTAGCCACTACTCTACTACAACCACTAAGGAATTATGTCGGTGCTATTAGAGTTACAAGTGGCTTCCGTAGTGTAGCACTAAATAAAGCCATAACAGGTAGATTAGATTACATAAGTCAACACAGTAAATGTGAGGCAGTAGATTTGCAACACATTACAAGAGGCAAAAGCGACAATCTAAAAATATTTAACGCACTTATAACACTTGGCTTAGAATATGACCAATGTATATTAGAGTTTGGTGGTGCGACTGAAACAGAAGATAGCAAATGTCCTGATTGGATACATATAAGCTATAGTTTAGATTATAACAGGCATCAAATATTAGTTGCATATAAAGACAAAAACAATAAGACAAAATATAGAAAACCTTTAAATTATATAGGATGAAATTTTTAAGTAAAATATTTGGCAATATGTCACTTGATGTGAATAACCTTGTTGATAATATTGTAACGACTGACGAAGAACGCAAAGAACTAAAAATTAAATTTGAGCAGATATTTTTACAAGCCAGAGCAAATGCAGAAGAACAAATTACTAGACGTTGGGAGTCAGATAATAAAGCAGGTTGGCTACCTGCTAATATACGTCCTTTGACGTTAGCATTTTTAGTAGTATCAACAGTCTTGCTAATTTTTATTGAGGGTGGTGTAATAAGTTTTGAAGTAAAAGACAATTGGATTGATTTACTACAACTTACATTAATAACTGTAATAGGGGCTTACTTTGGTGGCAGGTCGTTTGAAAAAGTAAAAAAACATTAAACAACTAAAAGAATATAGATTAAGATTAACTAAGTCTGAACACGACTTAATAAAGTCAATTAGACAAACTAACAATAGTGGTCTAAACAATGTCCTTGTTATTGGCGATTTACACGAGCCATTTAGCTTAGATGGTTACTTAGAATTTTGTGTAAACAAATACAATGAATTTGATT